ATAGCCCCCATTATTGACAACTATTACGCAATTATTTATGTTGCGTAAAATTCACTATTTAATTCTTTTTTATGATCCTGATCCTGCCGCAGGTTCACCATCTCCGACACCAACATCAAGATAGTGATATTGGAATGTGACAGTAAATTCTTGAACTGCATCCGTAGTGTCGTAAGACAAATCAATAGCAGAAACATCAGTTGGAAACGCATCAAACAATTTATATTTTCTAGCAACTGAGCCATCAGGTTTTAACTGACTGACAGTAATAGTACAACGATATGAATCTGTACCATCTCTTAACGCTTCTTCTCCATCAACATTGACAATGCTGTTTAACCAATTGTCAAAAGATTTGCGAATGTCTTGATTGTCATCGTTAATGAATGTTGCTGTCCAGTCTGCATATGTTCTATCGCCAGGAATCTTAATGCGTCTTCCTCTGAATGGAACTTCAATAACGCCTAACGTAAATGCTGGAATAGCACCAGATTTACATAGAATAGGAACGTTAGCTAAATCAACACCTGTTATTGTTTCTTCAACTTCAATTTCCATACGAAATAAATTTGCTTTTGATCCACCATTTAGTTTTTCTCTAAAGGTATCAATACTGAAAAATTCGTTTGCCATTTTTTATTCCTTATTCGAATGTAAAGTAGTCGTAAGACCAAGTTACAGTAAACTCTTCAAGAGTATCTGTAGAGTCATAAGACAAATCAATAGTGCTGATATCTTGTGGCCAACAGTTTTCTAGCGTATATGAATACACCACTTCGCCTGCCTGATTGAGTTGTTCAACTAAAATAGTAGAAAATTCTGTTGCAGTTCCACCAGTTCTAGTTTTGGAAGTTTCTGAATTATAATCAGTAGTTCCATATTCTCTCTGCAAGTCTTCTAATGCTTCTCTAATTGTATGATTAGAGTCATTGATAACTGTTGTTGTCCAGTCAGCAAATGTTCTATCTCCAGCCGCTTTAAATCTTCTGCCTGCTGAGAATGGAACTTCGATGATGCCTAAAGTTGATCCTGGCAGTTGGGCTGCCTTGCACAAGTAAATAAAGTCTTCATCGCCTGTGCCCTCTAATCCTGTTAAGGTAACTCTAAACAAATTTGAACGGGCGCCCGTATTAAGAACGTCCTTCAAATTTTGAATTGTTGTAATTGCCATATAATTCTCCTTATGTATTCTCTAGTATTTATGCGGCAATTTCAGCAAATGTAGCGGTACCTCTTACAGAGACAAAGTTAAGTTGAATGAAGTTAACAGAACGAATTGGCTGTACGAAAATATCGCAAACAAATTCATTGGCATTTACTACATCTTCTGGATTGTTTGTTGCGTCACAAACAACTCTGAATGCTGTAATACCTCTTCTAGACTGAACGCTTCTCAAGTAAGGAACAACTAGACTTACGAAACCACTTCTTGTTGTTTCATCATTTTGGTCAAACAATACATTGTCTGCGGCTTGACCAATTGTCTTTTGTAATTCAATAAACAATCTACGAACGTTAACACGATTCATTGAAGTATTCTTCAATGTGAATGTCTTGTCGCCAAATAAAACTGTACCTTGACCAACTTGTGTGATAACTGGATTAACTGAGGCTTTGTACAATGTATCTCTGTCAGCTTGGCTTGGGTTGTATGCCAAACGAACTAAGTTTTGAATACGACCATTGCTGAAACCTGCTGGAGACAACCATGGCTCACGTTGGAAATCGTTACGTGCCATACAACCTGCTGTGTCAGCATTCAATGGCACATAAACATATGCGTCATTGTATTTGTCGTACTGATATTTCCAACCGCTGTCTGCAACTGCGTATGTAGAACGTGTAACTGTGTCTGCCCATGTAACGATTGAAGTCGCTTCAGAACCAGCATTGTTAACAACGTTTGCTCTCAATGGAGAAACACAAACAACAACGTCTTTTCTAACTTCAGCAATATCACCAATGATTCTGTTTACAACTGTCGCATTGCCTTGACCAGCAAAAATAATTGTTGCAGGAACTTCAGACTTGTTTGAATACTTTAAGTAACCAGTAGCACGGTCGCCATCAGTTACAGCCGCACCATCAGAACCACCATTGAAGTCATAGTTCTTAGGAACAGTTACTGAAGTGAATGTTGTTGGTGTTCCGTTTGCTGTTGTAAGGTTGTTACCCCAATTTGAACCAGCACCATCGTGATCTGTCCAACGAATCCATGCTGAACGGTCATTGATAAGTTCTTTGTAGTAATTGGTACCACCATTTTCAGCTTTTGCGTTAGCCGCTTTAGATGTAAATGCGTATTTTTCTAAAACTGTGTTTGCTGTACCTGTGATTGTACCAAGTTTATCAACAACAACAATGTGCATTTCATCACCAACTGCGCCAACTGCGGCCGCTTGCAATGATGTGCCTGGAGCGGCATCGAATTCGTCAAAGAATTCCCAACGGCGAGTTGCTGTTGCACCAGATGCGCCAGTTAAGTGTGGGCTTCCGATTGTAAGAGATGTTGTGTTTGCAATTGCAGTAACTTTAGTAGAACGACCATCTAAAACAATGTAATCGCCAACTCTTAATTCTGTGTTCGCAGAAGAACCAACACCAGTAACTGTCGTACCACCTGCTGATACGCTATATGTTCCTGTCAATGCGCTAGTGTACGCAGTTGCTGTTGGGCAAGTAGAAACTTTAAGTGAGTTACCCAAAGCACCAGCATACTTTGCAATGAAAGGTCCGATGTTGAATGATGCTGTTTCGAGATATGCATCATCGTTTTTAATCAATTGACCAGTTCCAACACCACCAGAACCAGTTGCAGTTTCTGTTGTTGCGTTCAATGCTGTATTTGCAACACGAACAACGAATAATGGTGAAGAGTATCCTAAAAAGTTTGCGGCCGACAAGAAATCGACAATGTTAGTTGAAGACGGCTTACCGAATTCAGACACCAATTGATTTTCATTTGCAACTTGAGTCGCAACTTCGATAGGACCCCAAGTAAATTGACCCGAAAATGCACCAATTGTAGATGTAGTTGATTGATTAGACGTTACCAAATCTTGTTCGGTAATTTTAACGCCTGGTGAAATTAGACTTATAGCCATTGAATTCTCCTTGTTATAATGATGTGGGTTTGTTTAATTTATTTATAAAAAATCAGATTTCTGATAGTTTTCTATCTGCCAAACTTGGCCATTCACATCAACCATTTGATTCTCTTCTTCACCGTTATTTATAAAGCCGAAAGGCGTGACTTCCTCTTCAATCATCTTGATTCTTGCATCATATAATTCTTTTCGAATGTTGATGTTTGTCAAATCTTTAAAGTATGAGTTTGTTGTCAACCATGAGAAGAGAACTAAAGGCATAACTAAATCATCGTGATATCCTTCGTCAGCAGAATAACTATTCTTTCGTTCAATGAATGTTGAAATCTCTGCTATTGTATCTGCGTCACGAATTATTAGTTTTTTCTCTTCAACCATAGATTTGAAGTTAGAACATCCAATGCGTTTGACTTTCTTGTCCGTAATAACACCTAACTGAGTCTTACCTCCGCCAAAGCCCCCATTGACGATTTGTCCTTGTGGTGTTCTGCTGACAGAAATGATGTTTTCATATTCATACTC